AACCGCTCCAAACTTGGCGAGGAAGAGATTGAACGCTCCTCCAGGAATTCCAAGTTATTGAACTCGCAGGCCTTGGTATAGGAAGGAAAGACGTGGTAGCTAATTGTGGGGCTGTAAACTCAAGAACTCGAGTAAGATCAGTCCACACGTTAACCATCCCATCTTCAGGCCTAGCACACCGATCAGCAGCTGATGTGATAGACGGAAAATGGACGTCTGTATGCCAACAATTCATGGTCGAACCGGTGGCACATGTAAGTTTGAATTTGGTTTGTCCAGACCAATATACAAACAAACAGGAGATTTGATCAAACGCACCAGCAGTGGCTATTCCGCTAGTGTAAACAGGACCAGGAGACAAAGCGTCAGTGTTTCGGTTACACCAACGTCTCGTGATATCTGTAAACGTCATCTCGGTGTCAGAACTATACGGGTACGCGCATGTTCCTCCATCTCCGGAAACCTCTTGTTTTGAAAACTCAGCAATCCTCATTTGCCTCTCATAGGAATAAGCCTTGAGAGGATTCGGATTACAGAGAGATCTAAACTCAAAGTCGTCGCCAGCTGACTCGTAAATAAGCATTAAGGGTGCAGCGGGTATATCGCCTACAGAAACTGCAGGACTTTGTTCTTTGATATAAACGGCTGGAAAATTAACATTGTAGTCATATCCTCCAGGCATCTGACACCAGGTTGGTAACCATTGATCAGCTGCTAAAAAAGGCACGGTGATATCCACCCTCGTTGTACCTCTTACCGTTACATCATTCACTAGTTCATTTCCAACTAATCCAACAGGAGTAGCCCCACCCCATTTCACAATAAAATTGTAACGAGCTGAAATGAAGGGAGTGGAGAAAATAACGAAGGTTAGTCGTATAGATCCTCTCCACATACGGAAATACTGTGCCATATAATTAATACGGCTCCAGTACAGATCACCAAGTTGCCATACTTGGGTCATGTCCATACCGGCAGTAAGACTTAAATAGTCAACATAAGTCGGCTTATTTATAAAGTCTCGAACTGTGAAGTCCCGAATTGGTTGCATTAAACTCCCGCTTCCAGCTGTATACATGGAGGCAGAAGAAACAAGAGATCCGAACGGGTTATTCCTAACTTCAGGGTCTGAAGGATCAGAAGACGGGTCTTTTGCTTTTTTGGCTGGGGCTGGACGTTCCACTCCATTTGATGCATTATAATGAGACATGATTTCATCTCTATGAACATCATTTGGATTAGATCCCCTGCCTGTAAACGACATAAATTGTTCCGACAAATATGAGGCATGCTGATAAAGATCATTTCCATAATCCTTAAAATACCTCTTCTGACTAGATTGTCTTTGGTACGTATCAATGTCGTCAACATGACCAGCTGTTTCCAAGTCATTGAACTTTGCAAACTCAATGACTCTGATAGATGGAACAGCAGTCGAATCCAAGACGTTAATTGCGTTGAACCTGAAATAAATACGGTACATCTCATTAAACTGATCAAAGCCGGTAACAGTGGGAAAACCCACTCTGTACCAATCCAGCCATTGATCAGGCGTTCGCCAAGGGATTGTTAAAGTAACTTCGTTTTGAACACTGTAGTCTATCAAAACAGTGTCATCAAAAGAAAGAATTTGCTGGGTGTAGTTTATAATAGGACCCGTTTCTGTAGAGGGCATGCTGGATATAAGCCCGTACCCATAAACCATGGGCACGGAAGATGTTTGCATACGAAAAGATACACTAGAAAACCTAATATATCTGAAAGTAGCAAGAGCATCTTGTATAGAGCCAACATTCAATAACTCATAAACGGGGTAAACACTCCCATCAAAAGCAGAACTTTTTGTGATGGTTTGAAAACCGATTTGATACCATCGTTCCAGAACAGACTTTGGGGTCTGATCCGGATAAGGATTTCCAACAACGGGAAATGGAACAACAGGCAAGATAACCCTTGTCTGCTCTTCATCCTTCTGAAAAGTAGAGAGACCTTTTTCTTCCTGATCATCTTTACTCTCATCCTTTCCTAACTTCAACTCAAAAC